CGCCGTTCATATCCAAACTTTTCTTTAATTTTTCAATAGAAGATAAGCTTGTCTGAACTCCGGATTCAAACTGTTTATTGTCAAATCGCATTTCTACGACTCTTTCGTCGATAGTCTTGCTCATAGCTTCGTAACCTCCTTCCATGCATCATTTGCAATTCGGTCAAAAATAGGCTGGATAGCAGGATTGATGTAATCTCGACCCTGTACCCAGCCGCCGTTGCGAGTTCCATGACCATATTGCAGGATAATTGCTATTGGAACTCCATTTTGAATATTGGAATTGTAAAAGGTGATCTGTGCCGTTCCGTTTCGGTTTATAATTTCATAGTACCAGGAACTTGCAGTAAGACCGGAATCGACAGGTGTTGCAGACGCAAGGGCAGCGACCCCTTCTCGGCCATACTTATCTAAATCTCCGAGTCGAACCACCTCTTTAGCCCTCTCTAAAAATCGTGTGACCTTTGAGAAGTCTCCCTTGTGACTGAACCGAATCATTCACGGACCTCCCTTACTTCATAAGTTGATTCACCTTATTCTGAACAGCAGTAGGATCATAGCCAGCCGCTTTCAGCCGGTTCACTCGATCCTGACCGTTGCCCCATAAACCACGAATTACCTCTTGAGCAAGTTCGTCTACGGTTTTCTTAACAGTAGAAGAGGAAACGGCCGTACCGCTCTTTGTAGTTATGTAAGTATCAAATCCAGCAGCTTTCAATTTTGCAGCCATTGCGTCGGCATTAGCTTTTTTGCTGTATGCTCCAACCTGAATCTTGTAAAGGTTGTCCACCTTTACCATATAGGTATCAAAACCAGCAGCCTGGACTTTCTTCAGCATAGCGTCGGCATAAGCCTTATTGCTGAACGCGCCGGTTTGAACTCTGTATAATACAGAGGTATCGGAAGCATTTTCGGATGGAACTGTAGTTCCCCCAAGCTTAGCTGTAACCTTGGAAGCTAAATCACCCATGCGGGCATACATCCAATCACCAGGACAGCTTTTATTTGCAAACCATCGATGAACAGTCAGAACCATTTCATCGGAGGCTGGTTCGTAATTGAGAGTCTTTGTTTTATCTCCAAGCCAAAGAAGCTTCTTTTTTCCATTGCGTTTACAAATATCCACACATAGCTCAATGAGCTTGTTATAGACCACATCCTTAAACGCATACGGTTCCTGCGTGTCGCTTGCACACTCAATGGTTACGGCTCTTTGGTCGTTGGCATTGCTGGAAGAACACCAAGAACGGTTTTTCTCTTCAACATACATTCCAACTCTGCCATCTACCCCGATACCATACTGACAAGAAGCCTGACGTGATGTTGGAGCGAATATATTTCCAAGAGTCTCAACGGAGCATTGACCAACTACGCAGTGAGGAGTAATGCGGTCAATGGCATGTGTTCTCTGGCCTGAATGATTTGGACTAAGCTTGGTATACGACACAAGCGGACTATTACTCATTGTCTATATCCTCCTTTGCTTCCTGGATTTGCTTTAGCATCTGAATAACCTTGTCATATCCGACAGTAAATATCAAAAAGCCAAGATACATCAGCACAACAATTTCAACGCCGATTTTCAGCGTAAAGACTGTGTCATTCATGATAAGGTAAATGACGCAGACAGCGCCGGCAATAATAACCGAAATAACCGCCGC